GTCGAGCGTGCTTACGCATTTTTCAAGTAAAATTGCCTGGATCGGAAAGTCGTGTATTTTTGCGATGATCTGTTCGTCATCGCTGTAATCGGAATAACTGTCGTCATTATCGCATTCGCTGTTGTGATGATCTTCACTTCCAAAGTCACGATCGCTTCCATCTTCATCACTATGAGAACTACCATCACCAGCACCGTCGGTAGGCTTTTCCTTGTGTGTATTTATTTCTTCATCGCAATCTATCGTGGTATAAGATGAATTCGACTGTGATGTATCGTCGCTATCGCTATCGCTATCACCGTCATTACCGCAAGTATTATTATTTTTATTCGTCTTTTTCGGCTGGACAACATCAGGAGTACTCTCATCGACCTGTGAATCAAAATCGCCTACATTTATTTCTACCATACTGCAACTATTTTCTACATGCGAATCTAACTCGACCAAAGGTGTATCTGTTGTAATGATCGGTTCAAAATCTACAACATCTTCAAGAATTGTGATGGGTTTATTGCCGGTGTGTAATACCGGATTCAACTTATTTCGCAGTTTCAGCCATTTATGATCACGCATACTGGATTCATCATCGCCAAACTGCGAATAATCTATTGTAAATCGTTGATTTTCGTATGTATTAAAAAAGGAACAGTCGGCCAAGTAATCAATATCATCAAAAACGTTCGTTGAAAACTCGCGTTGCTTACAAAGATAGCTTCCATAGTAGTCTAGTCCATGGACAACACCGTGTGTATGAAGAGCGCGACTTGTCAAATATGAAAAAAGCCCATCCACATACGATGAATTATTCGTATTCAGCATTTTTTCTTCGCACGTTTCTGGTGTTGAGTTGTATTTAGGAAGCGACGTTTTGGGTGTGGTAGAATTACCGTCCGCGATTGTCGTTGTCGCCGGTGTTTCGTATTTTCCAGACAAATATCGGATAGGATCTAATAGCGGTGAATATTTCACAAATATCGGAACATTCGTTGTATTCCCTGCGTCATCGCCAATTATGGTTTCTAAATGATTTAGAGAAGTAGAATGTGTTTCATCCGTTGCGTCTCTCGGATGCTCAATAATATTTTGTAAATAATACTTTTGATTCAACTGAATTCCGTTGTAATTTGTCTCGTTGATATCAAAAAACCGGTTATAAATAGGAATATAATTTTGAATATCATACAATAGCGCCGAGTCAATTCTATCTGGTGTATATTTATGTTTTCGATAATGTAATTGGAATTTCGGTGTTGTAGTAGTCATTTTCCTAAAATATAATAATAATAATATGATTGTTCGATAGAAGTTTTATATAGGTTTTAAACGGGCGGCCTTCATAATCGTATTCATACTTCGTATAAAATGTCGCAAAAAAATATATGTTGTTTGTATCCCCAAAGGTATAGCATATGAATTTAGAGCTCGCCAAATTCGATATGAAGGCCATCAGCTTTCGTCCCGATGAAAATAAAGGTCCGGTTATCGTTCTCATCGGGCGTCGTGATACTGGTAAAAGTTTCCTCGTTCAGGACTTGATGTTTCATCACCAAGATATCCCCATTGGAACCGTGATCTCCGGAACAGAGGCCGGAAACGGCTTTTTCGCAGCCCATGTGCCGAAATTATTCATCCATGATGCGTATAATACCGCTATCATCGAGAACATTCTCAAACGCCAGAAAGCAGTCCTAAAACAAGTGAAAAAAGAAATGGATACATATAAAAAGTCATCGATTGACCCAAGGACATTCGTTGTATTGGATGACTGCTTATATGATAACAAATGGACGAAGGACGTGATGATGCGTCTCCTCTTCATGAACGGACGTCATTGGAAGATCATGTTAGTCATCACAATGCAATATCCGTTGGGTATCCCTCCAAATCTCCGCACGAATATCGACTACGTGTTTATCCTCCGCGAGCCATATATTGCGAATCGTAAGCGAATCTATGACAATTATGCGGGTATGTTCCCTACTTTCGAGAGCTTTTGTCAGGTCATGGACCAGTGCACCGAGAATTATGAGTGTCTTGTCATCAATAATAACGCGAAATCGAACAAATTACAAGACCAAATCTTCTGGTATAAGGCACAACAGCACGGGCCATTCAAGCTCGGAAGTAAAGAATTCTGGGAAATATCTAAAAATCTCGGTTCTGATGACGAAGGAGAGCAGTCTTATGACCCTAGTGCAGCGAAAAGTGGAAAGGGACCGAAGATAAATGTGAAGAAGAGTAAGTGGTGATGGCAAGAGCGGTTTGCCGAAATTAGCATATAGACATTTATTTGTATTTACTAATAATATAAAATTGAACTAGCTGGTCTAGTAGTAGGTATACCTTTACTCGTTGAAGAAATGGACCTATCAAAAACCGAATATCATGAAGAAGGCGACGAATGCTGCGACGATGACGGCGGCAACGACGAATTAACGAATATTACAAAATGTGACATTTTTACACCAGATGATATGTCAACGATTATGTCATCAAGGTTGTCACATCGTGGTAAATTATTGGAACCTTGTGTTGGGACCGGAAATTTATTAAAACATATAAACGTTGAAAATTATGAGAGAATTGATGTTTATGAAATAAAAGCACAATACATCGGCAAAATAGAAGACCATATAAAATTAAATAAATTCAATTGTGACTTTCTGAAAGCAAAAATAGATGAAAAATACGAGAATATTATACTTAATCCACCATACATAAAAATCCAAGAGCTACCTGTTCAATATAGAGAATTCATAACTTCTAATTTCGAGTTGTTGAATAAGGGCTCCATCGATATTTATTATGCGTTCATAATTAGATGTTTATCATTATTGGCTGACGATGGTGTTATGGTTAGCATTACACCGAACTCGTATTTATATACCAAGACAGCTTATGAATTAAGAAAATATCTGTTCGATAACAGATTGATCAAAGAAATTATAGATTTCAAAGAAAAAAAGGTATTCAGTAACGCATCTGTATATTGTTGTATAACTGTTTTCGACAAGACCCCAAAAACAAATCTAATCTATAATGGTAATATTATTCCATATGAAAGTATTATAACGAATTACTCTGTGTTCAATTTAAATTCATCAGAGAATACGCTCAAAAATATTTGTAAGATCAGAAATGGAATCGCGACCCTAAGAGATAAAGTATTCATCAAAAAAGACAAGTTATTTGACGAACCATGTTGGAAACAAATCACAAACGGACCGAATGTAAATTATATAATTTATCCATATAGATACGATAAAATAATCCCCGAAGTTGAATTTCAAACTGAAAATCCACTTACATATCAATATTTATTAGAAAACAAAGAAGAATTATCGAAACGAGATAAAGGTAATAAAAGTTATCCGGCATGGTATGCTTATGGTAGAAGTCAGTCAATACGATATTCAAGTAAGAAGTGTGTTTATATACCATGCTTTCTTGAACCAAGCACAATACCCGCAAATTTATTCGAGTATGAAAATATGTTACACAGTAGTTGTTTATGCTTAGAACCGAATGACGAAAATGACATAGACTTGATAAAAAATATAATAATTTCAAATATCGATTATATTAAAAATAATAGTTCAAAACGGTCTGCTGGGTGGATAAATCTTTCAAGCAGCGTGTTAAATGCCTTGCCGCTAGTACTATCATAACAAGTGTTCTAATATAACAGATAACTCGCGGAACGGGGTATTCACGTCAAACCCTATGATATTTGGTATTTTGTCATAATTATCGCCTATATTATTTTGATGTTCGACTACCATAATATAATTCATTACATCGTACGCAATCTTCTTTGTTATTAGCGTGTTATATATTTTTATATCATCGAATGTTATCGTCTCGAAATTTTTGATTTTTTTATTGGTGTTTAGATATGGTGTTTTGTTCATAAAGATATTTATCGGAATTATATTTAGATTTTCATCATTTGCCCACACTAAATGCTGTAATTCGCCAGTTAAATTTTCCCAAGAATTGTTTTTATTTTGCTTGTAATTCGATGATATTATTTTTACAGGAAACACAATATGTGGAATATTATTTTTCAATACAACAATATCACATCTTTTTAATCCAGATGAATTTGTTGCTGCCACTTTATATTCTAACTCAACACGATATTCCGGTTTATCACGAATTAATTGTAATATCTTGTTTTGTATAAATCTATGAAAATGGTTAACCTTTGCAGAACTTCTTGCTCCATGTTCCATGTATAACCCTAACGTTTCCCGTATAATATTTATAAATTCAACAGCGGCGGCCGAGAGGATCAGTGGCGCAATAAACGTGACGGCGGTGGCGACAGCTGCGATTTCAGAAGATGCGGTCTTCTTCTTCACTAAAATGGCACGTTTCGGTTTCTTGGCTGCTTCATCATTAGATTTGCGGTTGAAGTCGCCGTCGCCGTCGCCGTCGTCGTGGATAGGTTCCATAGAAGATAGATTGTTGATGGTCGAGGAGGGGGCATCGGTGGTAAGAACAACCAAGTCTGACATCACAGGGGGTAGGGTAGGAAAGGACAGTTCATATAAGTGTTACGATAGATTATATGAACCCAAATCAATTTTTTATTATAAGTATTAGTTATTCTCCGTGTCCGCCCCTGACGATGACAAGCGCGACAATCCATGGTCATTCTTCTTATCCATGACAACATCATCACTCTCGAAAAGCTCCTTCCGCATCTCTTCCACCGACATCGAAAGAGAAGAAGACTCATCGGCATTATTCCAAATACCGCCACCCACACTGCTACCATCCGCCGATTTTGTTGCGTCCATGTCTCGCGGCTTTGCGTCCACCAACGTCTCGCCGTCATTCGCCAACATCTGCGTCAGCTTATTGCCGCTTTCCTTCGCCAACTTGATATTCTCCTGAATCGCCTTCGCCTTCGTCTCCTTGACACGCTTATCAAACTCGGTCTTCGCCTGCTCCTCGTTCTTCTTCTTCTCAGCCATCAACTGGTTCAAGGTCTCCTCCATGTATTCAACACGACCAGTCTTATACGCATCGGGGTGAAACGGCACCCACATACCAACAGGACCCACAAACACATCATGGTTTGGATCCACCTCACGCAACATCTGACACCGCAACTCTGCCTCTTTCTGCGTGCTAAATACACCGCGGACCTTCAATCCACGCACGGATGTTTGGAAATTATGCTTTTCGTTGAACTCGTTATCAAGGTCATCCTCGTGCTTATCCAAGAATGTCTTGTATTCATCATAAATGTTCGTTTTTTGAAGAATCTCCTTCTCTTCTTTAGCAAATTCTTGAAAATCAGCCGACATCTTGTCAAAACTGACATGATACTTAAATGAGACAAAATTAAGGAACTGAATAAACTTCTCCATCGACTTTTGGTAGTCCCAATAATGAAGAAACTTCTCAAAAAAGAAATGATCCTTCTGTTTCAAAATGTGTTCCGGTGAAACAAAAGAAAGACATGCGAATTTTTGTCCAGCAATCGGCTTATCCTCTTCAAGAAGATCGATGTATTTAGGATTTACATCACCAGTTTTAGTATGCATGAGTTCTACGCCAGATGGGGGGTGTGGATGCGATGACATTTTCCGACAGAAAGGAATTATAATATAGTATGACATAGTTGTTTAAGTGTTTTAACGCATTATCTTGTTCATTTACGTAAATTCATCGCCATCGTGAATATTAATTTCTTATCAGTATTTATAATAAATCATCCAAATGTCCGGTGTTTTTGATTTAGGCGAACTCGTCAAGAGAACCATTAAGTATTTGGTGGAAGGTGTCATGGTTGCCATCGCCGCCTACGCAATCCCTAAACGCAGCCTTTCTTTTGATGAGGTCGCGTTGATCGCTCTTACCGCTGCTGCTACATTCAGCATTCTGGATACCTATGTCCCCAGCCTTGCTGTTTCTGCGAGAACCGGCGCTGGTTTCGGTATCGGTGCCAACCTCGTCGGCTTCCCCACCCCTCTTCGCGTATAAATAACCCCAAAAGAAAATTATACTACACACGATATAATATATGTTTCAAGTAATATATATTATAGAAATGATACCAGAATGGAATGAGTTTAGGAAATGGATTGGGCTGCCTCCACCGAAAAAAGAAAGTGGTGCTGTAACGGAATTACGAGAACGTTTTAGCAATTATCATTACAATATCATAGAACGTGATCCAGATTATTTTCGTATTTTTGTCGCGTTATTGATTACCTATATTATTGTTCTTCTTGTTCAGCCCACGCGATACTATTGGTGGTATCCGTCTTTCAATCTCTCGATACCTGGAATCGGAAAAGCATTTCCTGACAGCAGCGGAGAGGTAAATATAGTTATGACCGAATACATTATGAAGCGTATGCCGAGTGATGTCGCATTTTTTCGTATGACCGACATGAATCCCGCATCGGCATTTACAAGTGTAATCAAATCCGATGAAATGACGATGGAAGAAATGGATAAGATCATGACAGGTCCGCGTGTGATGTTTGTGACTAAAATGTTGAAATGGAAATATAATCGTGCTCGCCCCGCACAAATTGCGCCGGAACTCATCAACGAAAAAAACGGCACGCTTCTTCATTCCGACTCCGCGGCGACGCCAGCCTATCCATCAGGTCACGCAGTTCAGGCTTATTATTTAGCGAAAATACTCGCTCGACGATTTCCTGCGAAAACACAGGCAGTCATGGAAATTGCGACGAAATGCGCAAATATTCGGATTATGGCGGGTCATCATTATCCAAGTGATCGCGATTTCGGGTGGTGGGTGGTTGATAGGTATTTAACGGATGATTGACTACGTATGTTGCGGTGGTGACCTCTTTTTCACTAAGTTGGTCATCATTTTTTCATAATTTACATCTTGTTTTTCGATGTCGCTATATCCTGGACGCTGAATCACACAAATCGGTGTAATCAAATACCATCGGTGTTCGCGTTGAAGGCGCTTCCAATACATATCACACGCAAATGCCGGTGTATTCGATGGATTTGCGCTAAGACCCGCAAGCGCTTCTTCGAAATTCTGAATCAACGTATCATAATATCTACTACATACAAGATAAGCTGTCGCAACTTGACAATTCGCAACCCGAAAACAATCAGGGGCCTCTATTTTGAATGGCGGGAAATTATTACCCGATAGTAAAAGAACATCCCATGCGTCATGAAACCGTGAAAGAAACGAATTCACCTGATGAACAAGTATTTCGGGATGAATACAATACGCGTCATCTTCGAAAATTAGAACATGATCCCATCCGTTATTTTTTGCGATGCGCAAACATTCGAGATGGCTCTTGGAACAACCGATTGCGCCATGTTCATGATGGATCGCAGAGAAACGCGCAACCGGATAGAATGAATAGTCAGCTGGGTCACGTGAATGAAGTTCTTCTATATGTTTCTCGAATATCATACGACGGTCTGTGCGAATATCTAGATTGATAAAAATCGCATTTTTAATATCGGAAAAACGACGCAACATAATGGAATCGAATGGAATCGAATGGAATCGAATGATACATAGTTATTACGTATTTTATTTATTTGACTTTTATGAAAATAATGGGTTATAACTTAAAGTTTTGTCGTATATATTATTTATAATACTACGATATGATTACAATCAATATCATGGGTGGGTTGGGTAATCAGCTATTTCAAATTTTTACAGCAATAGCAACCGCACTTCGAAATCGCGATACATTCTTTTTTTTAAAATATCACGATCTGGGCGGACATCCTGGACATCCGCGACATACATACTGGGATAGTTTATTTAAAAAGTTGTCTAATTATTTAAAACCTTTGAACGAAACTTCATTAAAAGAAACAGAATCATTACCATCATGGAATGAAAGAGGTTTTACATTTAGCCCGGTTCCGACAGATACAAATAATAAACCACTTCGATTAACTGGCTATTTCCAGAATGAGAAATATTTCAAGGATAAATACACCGAAATATGCGAACTGATTGGATTATCTGACCAAAAGAACATGATAAAACAATTATACGCAAATGATGAATGGAGCCGCGATTATATCGGTAGTCCTAGTAAAAGTCGTACATTAGTTAGTATTCATTTTCGTATTGGAGATAGTGTCCAGAATTTACATATTCACCCAGTAATGACGATAGATTACTATTATCGATCGATCTCGTATATTGTTGAACATCATACCGATACGAAGATAGCGAACACTAGTGATTTTACATTTCTAGTATTCTATGAACCTTGTGATAAATTAATCGTTGAAAAAAATATTGCGGCATTACAACAACGTT